ATTATTGTTATTGTATAAATATACGTCCATAATTGCTGTTTCAGCAACAGAACATATCTGATAATCAGCCATTGTACCTTTCATGCCTCCATCAAGTTTATTTACAGCATCTCGCAAATCAGCTGCCTGTACCAAAACTTGAGTCGATGTTTTCTTTTCGGCACCGCTTTTTTCGTCCAATGTGATAAAAATCAATTTGCATTTAAAATAACGGTCAGCAGTAGCTTCTTCACTTAGAAACAATTCAGAGTAATTCGACTCTTTGACTGATTTTACAGCAAATTCTCCTGTAATAAACGGGGTCATTTCTTCGATTAGACGCGCTTCGCATTCTGTAGCAGAAAGTGCATCAACTAAATATAATTCATTTACTTTCTTTACTTTGCCTTCTTCTGTTACTTTTTCATAGCGTATTACGCCTTCATACCAATTTTGCATAACTTTATTTGTTTTTTAGTTTATAAAAATACTACTTTTTTCTCTAATAAGCAAGCTTTTAACGAACAATAATGTTTTCGTCTTCGCTAACTATCAATTTAATGAGTTGATGATTTGTTTCGATATTTACATCGCTATTTATAAGATTTACATCATCTACAAATACAGGCAAGCTAATGTCATAATATGAAGCAAAAGCATTTGAAATATCAAGTCCCACTAAAATATTTTCGGCTCCATTGCAGGTGCTCACCAAACTGCCATCAGATACAGTTATTGTACAGCTCGGTATCCATTGCCCAGATTTGTCCTGTTGCATCATAGAAATATTGCATCTACTAAAATATTTATTTACTTTATTAGAAACAATTTGAGCACGTTCTTCTTCATAGGATTTAATATTCGCCTCTATTTGTTCCTGCACAGCCAAACTATCGGCAACTTCGCGCATTTCTCTTTTTAAAGAAGCAATTGTTTTTAATTGTCTTTCTCTTTCATCGACAAGCCCCATTGCGCGGCTTTTCTCTTCAATTTGCAGAGTCAATGATTCTTTCATATTTAGCAGATTGGTATTATCTACTTCTGGGACTTCTGTTAACCCATTTTGAATTGCATCAGCTTTGTCTTTTAGTTTTTTATATTCATCAGACTCTTCAAATTTCAAAGTCTCTTGCTCCGCTTCTTGCAGTTCCTTTTTCAGTTCCTCTATGTCAATATACATCGGACTTTCAATATCCTCAGCTAATAGAGCTTCTATGCGTTCTATTTCTTCAAGTTTTTCTTGTTTCCTTTCATTGTTTTCTTTTCCCTTTTTAATAATATCATTTACTTCATTTTCTCTTTTTTCATAAAAATCTCTTCTTTTTACTTCAAGCATTGATTCAGGAAGATCTTGTCCGCAGAAAGAGCATTTTTCGCTGTTAAATTCCCTTTTTAACAACTCGTCTTTTTCAATTAATAGCTTTTTGCGATATTCATCGTGTTCTTCTACCTTTGCTTTTAACCGAGCTAATTTAGTTTCATTAGATTTTCTTTCTTCTTGCGCTTTATCCCGTTGTCTTTGAATATATTCGTTTTCTTTTTTGGCTTCTTGTATCTGTATCCTAATTTTGTTCGGCTTTTCATTCTGATTGTATTCAAAGTCGCTTTTCTTATTTCTAATCTCCGAATTGATATTAGATAATTCTTGCAATTGTTTGTTCCTCATCTCAATATAAGGCTCGGCCATCTTGGAGGCTGATAATATTGCATTATCTATCTCTGCGATTTTGCTTTTCAATTCCCCTATTTCTTTTTCTAATTCGCAAACATTAGATATATCAGGCAAATGTTGTTCAAGTGTCTGTATTGTCAAAGGGAAAGAACTTAATTGCTGCTTCATCGGACTTATCATTGTTTTGACTTGCGCCTTCAATTCGTCAATCGAATACTTTTTCAGAAGAAGAAATAAATCGCTGTAATTGGATTTGAAATCACTCTCCTGAATGTCTCCAGCTAATAAAGAAAGCATTTCGCGTTGTTGTTTCCATTCCAAACTAAGGAAATATTCGGTATTCAACATAACCTTTAATGGCTCTATCTCGCACAATAATTCGGAAACTCTCTTCTTGTATTCTCCGGCTGACACTTCTATTCCATCAAAATAGCAGACGTAATCATCAGATCCTTTCAGTTCATATTCTTTATTTCCTCTCCTTCTTATCCATCCCTTTTTTGCTTCTTTTTTAAAATAAAATTCATTTCCATCAATGGCAATAAGCGCTTCAACAGATGCGACAGGAGAATCTTCTGCTGTATAATTGTGGTTGTTATCAAAAAGATTGTAATTTGCGCGATTGCTTGAATCAAATCCTGTTATTAACCACAAAAAAGCATCTTTTAAAGAGCTTTTACCACTTTTGTTACGTCCCATAATGTTAGTTACTCCATCTGATTTAAATGAAATAACAAGATTTCTTCCTCTCCAATTTTGGAGAATTAACTTTTTTAATTTAATCTTTTTCATTTTGTTGTTAAAATTTTAGGCAGTTATATACGACTCAACACTTAGCCCGTCGCAATAACTTTTAGTTATAAAAAGAAATCCCATGTAGGCTATTTACAGGGGATAACATGTTCTGTTTTTTTCGTATGCTAAGATAAGCATTATTTTTTATTTTGCCATTATATCGCGAATCTTATTTAGGCACTTATCTCCAAGTTTATACTTGTCTATTTTGACGTTGCGCCGAACCAAACTTGATTTTAATTACGTTTATAATAGCGTTATGCTGATTTTCATAGACTGTCCCATCATGGGTATTTTTTACTTTTTTCTCAAATTCTTCAATGCTACCACGAAAATAACCACAAGTTATTTCAACAGTGTTATCCCCTGT